CCTAATCCTAACTCTTCTTTATTAAAAGACTCAATAACCTTTATAATGTTGTTATCTGCCTCTTTAAATAAGACTTGTATTTCTACCACTAAAGGGCCACCTGTATTATAGGTGACATTTACAGCATTGAATTGATTTACCATTCCTTCATTTAAAGAGCTTTCTAAACTTAAATTAAAAGTCTTAGGGGTAAATGCAGGTTGAGTCCATTGTGAAGTAGCTGAATATTCATTGTTAGCGTATTTATATCTGTAAGCAAAACACACAAATCTTTCATCTAAATATGTTTCAGTATCTGCTGTTTGTATTAAATCTAGGGTAGGAGCAGTATTGGGCGGGCGTTTAATAACCAGAATATCTTCAGCGGAAAATTGGTCAATATTACCATTAGGCTCTTGGTAATTTTTATCTATATCTATAAATCTAGGAGGATTTCTATTGTCTGTAAAAAATAATAGATTATCTACTTTATTAATTCCATTAATTAAATATGTATCACTAAAATCTAACGTGGTGTTTTCCCCTCCTCCATCGTCAATACTTACCACGTGATATGTGAGAAATTGAGTAACCACATCATAAGATAATATCATATCTAATTTCTGAGTAGCACCTACCGATACATTATCTGCGTGAACAAACCAATAAATAGTTTCATTAGCACTATCCGCATAACTACCTAAACATTTAAAGGAGTGGGTGTCATTGGAACCCGTAGGATAGTAAGGAGTAACTAACACCTTATTTCCTGTAGAGTTTTCAACCGAACCTATTTCAGAATTTTCTGTCGAACCTAACCGCACGTTTTCTGCGTGGATATACTCTCCGTTAGGAATAAGCCTTTCGTCTACAGACTTATTCATTCTACCGACAATAAAATTTCGTGTTGTTTTAGCCATTTTATTTAATCCACTTATCCTTACCTCTCATATTCATTAATAATCTGCCTGGATGAATGTTACTCATTCTTATTTTAGCATTTCTTAATAAAGCTGATTTATTTTTTCTAGCACGCGTAACTATATACTCTTGCACTCCTTGTTTGCTGTTTAAAATAACATATTGTATATATGCATAAACATAATCTTCAAAAAGTTTATTAACAGTCACTTCACTATCTACTCCGCCTTCCATTCCATCTGTTATGTATTCTAGTATACATAATTCCTCTTTAATATTAGAACTAAAGGTTATTACACCATTTTTTTTATCTATATTGAAAGTTGGATTAGCATTTGCAGTTTCGGTATTTAATCCGTAGTGATTTGCTACAGGTAAATCAAAGTACCAGTATCCATTGTAATTCCATCCGTATAGTCCATCAAATGCTGCACCCTGATTTAAGTACATAGTTTTATCAGTTCCTTTTATACGGTCAAAATCTAAAGTAGAATATTCTGGCCTTAACACATTTCCGTCTTCGTCAAATAATATATTAGAATCATTGTCTTGTAAGTACGCAGATGAAGTGTTAATTTGAATGTTTTCAGTTAATGGTCTCAATACACCATCTTTAAATAAAGATATTCTAACCCAATTTACAAAATCTTGAGGTAAAATAAATCTTAACTGTTCTCCCACATTTAATTCTAAAGCTTTTATTTCTTTAAAAGCATCATAGTTTATTTCTTGGATTGCTCGTTTAGCGTGAAAAAGTATTTTATATCTTTCTTCGTTATTAACTAAAGAGTGATTACCATAATACATTAATAAAAAATTATTAACTATTTCAGCTAAACTAACATACTGGTATGAGCCCCAATTTTCATCCGTAGGTGCTACTCCTGCATTTGTATAATATTGATAATCGTTTAAATAAGCCATTATTGTTCTGATGTATTTTCGTTAATTTCCACTTGATTTGCATACTGTACTACAGCTGCTTCCCTAATTGATACTCCTGCATATTGTAAAATCTTTACTACTAAATCTGTTTCATAATCTGCCGATAATTCAAAATTTTGATAAGAAGATGAAGAACTGTCAAACACAGGAGCTCCATCTGTTATAGTTAAATATGTCCACACTGGGTCGAGAGGGTATCTTATGTATTGTACTTGCATTTGATTAGCTCCCGTAATAGTTGTAGGAAATACAGTTAGTACGGCTGCTTCTGTCGTGTAGGCAGGATACGTTGTTGTAGGGGCTGTTAAATTAGAAGCAGTTAGCATTGTAATCTTACTATGACTAACTCTTTCAGCCTCTCCTGTATAAGTAGTCCCTGCCGTATCATAACATAAAACTTTATTTATTAAATAATAATCCGCAGGCATTGTATATTGATTAGTGCCTACTTGTGGAGCGGTCTGAGTAAGGGCTGCGGTAGTAGAAAATAAATCTATTACCTCTACAATACTTTTAGATATATTTGCATATCCACTGCCTGATTGCCTCACATTTTCTTTTACTATTTGATAATTATACTCATAAAACAAGTCCTCAAATAAATCAAGTTGAGCTTGCTTAGCATATAGGTTAAAATCGTTAGGAGGTATGTATCCGTAGTTATTCTTATTTAATATTGCTAAGACTGTATTTCTTACTGAATTAATCATTATAAAATCTTTCTACAAAGATAAACAAAAAAAAAGAGGCTTACTTTTTTTGTAAACCTCTTAATTAGTCAGTGTAATTAATGTTTAACTATACGCTGTAACCACAATACTTGTAACCGTTTGGTCAACTGGTAATACTACTGGAACAACTGCATTTTGCCAACTCGTTTGAGCAGCATCTGTTAATGCATCATTCATAGCTGTAACCATTGCGAAAGTAGAGTCTACTGTTACTAAAGCCCAGTGGTGTAACGTAGTGCTAACACTATAAACTCTCATTGCCGTATCACTTGTTCTTTCAACAAATAGACCATCTCCTATAGGAACCAATTGTATCCCAGCTGTAGTTGTAATTTGTAAATACTTTGCCATTTTTTCTATATTTTTAAATTAGTAAAAAAACTACCCCTCGTAGGTAGTTACTATCTGCAAAGATAAACAAAAAAAAAGAGAGTGCTGTGAGCTCTCTCTTTCTTATAAACTGTGTGCCTACACCCGAATATTTATTTCAACTTTTCTAACATTGTCAAAGTACTAACTCCTTCATCAGTTTTAAAATATTGACCTATAATAGCATTTTTATCTTCACCAAAAGGAACCGTCATCATTCTTTTCTTATTACTCTTAGTGTTGAAATGAACATTTTGGTTCTTCATCATTAACTTACCTTCATCAAAAAATGATTGAACTTTGGCTTGTAATTTCAACATAGGGTCGTTAAGTATACTTAAAAACACTTCAGGTTCTGTTTTAGCAAAAACTAAAATATCTCTTCTTAATTCCGCTGTAGAAATTTTTGTTACATCTCTACTAAATAACACTCTCCCTACATTTTCCATTTGAGAAATTGATAAAGCGCGGGCCTCTACTAATGCATCTACTTGAGCACTTAGTATTTCAACATCTTGTGTTGCATCTCTTTCAGTGTTTACTTTACGAAATAGACTATTATAGCCAGGATGAAATTCTAAAAATTGTTGAAGCATAGGATTTGTAGATGGTACATTTAACATACCATCTTCAAAAATTATGGGCTCCAAAACTTTATTCCCATCTTGTTCGTCTACAAAAATTGATTTTTGATTTTTAGCGTAACAAAGTTCTCTATTAATTTGTTTTTCATCATCCCAATACAGTAGCGTATTTCTTTTGTTATGATGAGTCGCTAACATAAAAGCTAGCGGAGATTTTCCGCTGGATAAGACATACGTCTCGTTTTTTAATATTTTCTTTTTCATTTTATTTAAATTTAATTTGATTAAAAAAAAGGGAGGAGGATTAACTCCTCCCCTTAGTTATTTACTCTTCTTATGATTTGAATAAGAAGAAGTTATTTGCACCTAAAGTACATACACATCTTTCAGATAAGAAGTTGACGTTCATTACGTCATCGCCGCTTGTTGCAGCTCCTCCTGCTCCACCAGTTATCCACGTTTTATATCTTCTATCTTCAGTTTCTGAAGCTCTATATCTAACGTGTAAAAATGGTCTCTTAGCATTTTTACCTAAAATTTGGTCATATACAGTAGTTGAACCTGCTGGTATCATTAAGCCATTAACGGCTCCACCAACAACTCCACCTCTCATTGTAGGGTCATTTAGATATTTCCAGTCTGACTTATAGAAGTCGTAACCTCTTCTAAATCCTCTGAATCCTAAATTTAAAGCCATCTCCTCGTCATTATCAAATAATCCGTAAGATGAGCCTCCACCGCCATAAGAGTTTTGTGAAGCTAACATATCGTCAATATCAAATCCAAAGCCTCTGTTTAAGAAAATTACATTTTCTTCAATAGAGCCTTGCTTATCTAATCTTTCGATAATTTGGTCAAATTCACTTAATGCGACTGGATTACCTCCAGACCATACATTACCTCTTGTTCCAACTACGTAAAAGACACCTTCAGAACCTTTATTTCCCACGGGAGCAGCTGCTGCAATTGCACCTGAAGCCGCTTCTGCTGGAACTGCTTCCACCATTGCTGTCTCTAGATAGTCGTCAAAACGTAATCTTGTATCGTGCTCTGATTTTAAATACCATAGGTATCCACTTGCACCATCTTCACCTGTTACTTCAATCCATCCGATTTGAGCCATATCTGAACCATTTACTCTATAAGTATCTTTTAAGATAATTGGAGAGTTGTTAAAGATAGAGTCATCAGAGATTAAAGTTTCAGCCATAGATGCTTGTCCTTTTGCAAATTCAGAACCATATACAAACACTGAACAAGCCACGGCTGCTGCCATAGTTTGACCTCCAGCTTCGTAATAAGCAACAGTAAATGTTCTAGCCCCATAATTAACGGCTGTAACAATTGCTTTATTACTTAATGCAGAACCTGCTGTTTCATCAGATATCATAACTGTTTGACCAATTCTTATCGCAATTCCTCCTGCTGCTCCAGTTTGTGGCTGTGTAGCTGGGTCTATTTGCGCTGCTGGAACTGTCCAAGTAGCTGTATCTTGAGCTGCTGCTTGAGCTGAAGTTACCCCTGTATATTTAGTGTGTAATCTACCTTGCTCTGCCCAGATAATTTTATCCGAGTTAGAAGGCATTTCAGCACCTACCATTCGTAAGAATGAAGATACTGTTCTGTTTCCATAACGCTCAAATTCCTTTTCATAAGTATCGGGTAGATAAGTACTCAAGAAATCAAAGCTGCTTATGTAATTCGTGGCTGTTGTAATCTGCTGCGCACTAGGCTGCAACTGATAATTCAACAAGCCAGTTGTTTCAATACTTCCTGCCATAATTTCAAATTTTTATTAATTATTACTATTTTCTCATTCTAGAACTTTTAATCTGTAATCTGTTTCCAGAGTCTGGATTAATAGTTCTAATGTTCATCCCTCCTTTTGAAACAACTTCTGGACTACTACGTAAGTTCATTTTAATATTTTTAGTCTTACGAGCATCCGTTTCAATTGCTTCTGCTTTCCCTTGTTCATAAAAGAACTGGGCAAACTTTTCGGGATTCATCGCTAATGATAACGCCTTATGATATCCTTGTGCATCTTCCATTAAACCATCCTTATTTAAATATTTTTGAACAAAGTTCATAATATTAGATTGGGAATTTTTTAATTCCGATGTCTCACCTGGATTATACGTTACACTATTTTCACCTACCTTAAACTCAAAACCTTTGAACTTATCGGAAAATACTTCATCTGTCTTTTTCGCAAACCAATCAAACTTTCGTTTTTGTTGTTCAGTCTGCGTTTTCGCATCATCAACATATTGTCTATACTCTTCTAATTGTTTTTTAGTGTCTTCAGATACAACATCCTGTCTTGACTCAAGTGGCTGTCGGTACTTATCTTTCTCTTCGTTAAAAAACCTTTTAGCTTTGACAATTTTTCTTTTCTTTGCTAGCTTTTTCTTTTTTATAGTTGATTCATCATCTATCTCTGTGTCAAAGGTGTAATCATCCATTAAGGCTTCTACATCTTCTTCATCAATAGCTTCTTCACTGGCTAAAAAATATTCAGCTAACAAAACTTCAGGATTCATTTCATCAAAATCGCGATTAAGTTTTACATAATCCTCAATTCCTCTTCCTGTATCCTTTTTATATTTAAAATACGCTGCGACATCTTCAGGAAGCTCTTCCTTAGTTTCTCGCTTAGCCATTAAATCATCAAATGATTCTATTGGCCTATCGTATCTATTTCTTATATATTCAAGAACATCTTTTTCTTGCAGCTCGGCTGGAGCTTCTGTCGTTGGCTCTCCTTTTACTTCTTCACTAGTAGTAGGAACCTCATTAACTTGTTCTTGAACTTGTTGTTCGCTTTGTTTTGCTTCGTTTTCTTTGAGTAGTTTTTCTTCTACTTGTGCTGTAGACTTTTGGTCTGCAGACACTTCTTTAAATTTTAATTTCATTTGATTTAATTTTTACAAAGTTAGTAATTTAATTATTGTTTATTCTAGGTCTATCTAGGCTCGAATTCTGCCAAATC